GTCAGTGAGCCACAAGCAGGAAAGTGTGCATCATGCCCACAAAACATCGCAGGGTCTGCCGAACAGGGCAAAGGACGTGCTTGCCGTTACAGCCAACGCTTGGCAGTTACCCTTGAGAACGACTTGCAAGGTGATGTGTACCAACTGACACTTCCCGCACAGTCAATTTTTGGTAAGACAGAAAACGGCAAGATGCCACTGCAAGCCTACGCTCAGTTTTTGGGCGGTCATGGTTTGCCTGTCACGTCAGTAGTTACTGAGATGCGTTTTGATACATCAAGTGCTACACCCAAGTTGACGTTCAAGGCAGTGCGTCCTTTGGAAGTCGATGAGTTGGCAACCGCTCAAGCAAAGGGTGAGACTGCTGAAGCAAAGACTGCAATTGCCAACAACCCCGCAATGTTGGATGGTGCAAAGTCAGCACCAAAAGCAGAGCCGAAAGCAGAAGCCGCCCCCGCCGCTGAAGCAGAGCCAACCAAGCGCACCAAGAAAGCCGCACCGAAAGATGTGTCTGAAATCTTGGACGACTGGGCTGAGTAATTGATAAGGGCGGGGAAACCCGCCCTATTTCGAAAGGAACATCATGCAACAACTTAATACTTTGCCTGAGCCAAGCCCAAACCCCGGGGGTGTACGTAATAGTGACCCTGATACAAGTGTACAGGCGGCGCATTCACTGGACGTTACTGAACTGGAACGTGTGGTTTACAACGTCATCAAGTCATTTCCAAACGGATGCACTTCTGATGAGATCATGAAAGTCTTACCCCATTATGGTGTGCAAACCATAAGCCCACGATACGCACCCCTGCTGAAAAAGGGATTCATTGTGGATACTGGAGAACGTCGTATGGCAAGGTCAGGACGGAATCAGCGGGTAATGAAAGTGATTACCAAAGATGAATAACAGAGGTTATTCCCGCAAATACATCACAGCCAATAAGAAAGCTGACCAATCTCACATCGGGGTGAAGTTAGGACGTGTTTGCATTGACAGGGACATACCAGTCCTTGATGTAGCAGAGTTTCTTGGTGTTTCTCGCCAAGCTGTTTATCTGTGGTTTTTGGGTAAATCCAAACCCCACCCTGATATGCGCTTGAAAATCGAAGAAGTTATCAAAAAACTCAAAGACAAATACAACCCAATCTGACCACACCTGCCGCCAGCAGGTGATGGTTACAACAAGAGCGAACAATGACCTCAAGGATTCCCTTTCTCTCCTCAGTGCTTGCCGACGACGGTATGTACTGCATAGTGGGACTGAAGAAAGGTGCGCCAAGACAAACTTTTGTTGAGACAGTTGAAGAGATCGACGGTGTAGTAGATGGTTTGATTGCCCAAGGATTCGACACATATTTTGGGTGTGCGAAATACTTGAACGCCTCAGAGGGGCGGGTAGCAAAAAACGCAAAGTGGTTCAAAGCCTTTTGGCTTGACCTTGATTGCGGTGAAAACAAACCATACGAAACACAGACGGTTGCTTTGGATGCACTCAAGCAGTTTGTAACGGACACCGGACTTCCCCGCCCGACAATCGTGAACTCAGGACGTGGCGTACACGTTTACTGGATACTCACAGCACCAATCTTTTACAACGATTGGAAACCCACTGCCGAAGCGTTCAAGAAATTCTGTGCGGCTTACCACCTTCATGCTGACCCATCGGTCACGGCTGATGCGGCACGGATATTGCGTATTCCAGAAACACTGAACTACAAAGATTCACCACCGCTTCCCGTGGATGTCATGCTTAACTCGCAACCTATAACATTTGATAGGTTCAGAGCGATAGTAGGCGCAGGCCCCGACGATGAAGATGACGCAGATTCTGTTGAACTGCCGTTTGCCGCACCAGTGCACCGCCGCCCAATAGATGCCACCACCCGAGCTTTGATGGGTAACAGCGTGTCAAGGTTTGGTGCAATCATGCGAAAGAGCGCACAAGGTAAAGGGTGTGGACAACTTATACGGATTTACAGAAACCAACAAGAAATTGACGAGCCATTGTGGAGAGCGGGTTTATCAATCGCTGTGAACTGTGAAGATGGTGAGTTGGCTATCCACAAGATTTCGCATGGACATGATGAATATGACCCGAAAGATACGCACGACAAAGCGCAGTCCTTGGTTGGTAAACCATACAAGTGTGCAACATTTGGCGGCTTGTATCCCGAGGGCTGTGCCGACTGCCCCAACAAAGGCACGATAACTTCTCCCATACAGATTGGCGCACAGATTGCCGAAGCAAAGGCAGAAGACAACATCGTTGTCATGCGTAACGCTACGTTGGAAGAAGAGATAACCGTTGAGATTCCTGAGTATCCGTTTCCTTATTTCCGTGGAAAGAATGGCGGGGTTTACAAACGTGGACTACCGGCACCAAAAAAGAAAAAGAAAGATGATGACGAAGAGACTGAGGAAGAACGTGACCACCTCATATATGAGTACGACTTGTATGTGGTCAAAAGGCTGACTGACCCTGATGCGGGTGAGTCGTTATGGATGCGCCTACATATGCCCAAGGATGGCATTCGTGAATTCTCCGCACCACTGGCAAGTATCTTGTCCAAAGATAAATTCCGTGAAGTGCTGGCATATCAGGGCGTAACTGCGTACAACAAGAAACTGGATGGACTTATGGCATACGTAACAAGATGGGTAGGTGAACTACAGCAACTGTCTGAAGCTGAAAAGGCACGGCAACAATTTGGTTGGTGTGATAACGATACCAAGTTTGTTGTGGGTAATCGTGAGATTACCGCCAGTGGGGTGAACTACAGCCCATCATCTGCGGCAACTTTGGAACTGGCGAGTATGTACCAGAAGAAAGGAACTATCAATGAATGGGCGAAGATAGCAAATAACTATGCACGCAAAGGCAACGAGGTTCGGGCTTTCACCCTGTTCGCTGGGTTTGGGTCTACCTTATTCAAATTCACCAAGTTGAGCGGTGCGATTATTCACCTGACAAACAATAGCTCAGGCACAGGTAAGACAACCATTCAGTACATGGTCAACAGCATTTGGGGTCGTCCACTTGAGATCATGATGAATCAGGAAGACAAGTACCTTGCACGTATGCACCGTATCTCGGTCATGGGTAATTTACCCGCAACGATTGATGAATTGACCAATATGCCTGACGAGGAAGTCAGCAACATGGCGTACGGTATTACGCACGGCAGGGGTCGCAACCGTATGCAGTCACAAATTAATGCAGAACGAAGCAACTCACTGCGCTGGTCTTTGTTTGCCATCACGTCAGGCAACAAGAGTTTGTACGATCAACTGTTCAATCTCAAGGATTTTCCAGAAGGCGAACTGATGCGGGTACTGGAATTTAATGTCTCCAAAAACGACAATATGTCCAAGGCTGAGTCTGACGAAGCATTCGTTGGGATGTACGAGAACTTTGGTGTGGCGGGTGAAGTATTCATGCGGTACGTTATTGCCAACCTCCCCGAAGTCAAGAAGATGTTGCTCAAAGTCCAACGCAAACTTGACAAAGCGGCTGGCCTTACTCAGCGTGAAAGGTATTGGTCAGCAACTGCGGCTTGCGCCATCACGTCCGGCATCATCACCAAAAAGCTTGGCCTACACGACATTGACGTGAGTGCGGTGTACGAATGGATCGTAAATACCTTGAAGCGTATGCGTGTGGAGATACGTCCGGGTGTGGCTGGCCCACTGGCCCATCTGGGCCTGTTCTTAAATGAACACAACAACAATATGTTGATCGTTAACAGCACCGTGGACAAACGCTCAGGGCTGATCGAAGCACCAGTGCGGGAGCCACGTGGGGAACTTATCACCCGATTCGAACCTGACACAAAGCAGTTGTTCATCACCGTCAAGCTCTTGCGGGAATGGTGTAGCAAAAATCAAGTTTCCTACAAAGGGTTGACGGATGAGTTGGCAACGATGGGTGCGTGCCACGGTGTCGTCAAGAAAGCCATGTCACGTGGGTCAGATATGTCCACACCGGCGGTGAGTGCATTGGTAATTGATTGCAGGAAAGCAACAGCTTTAGACCCAGAAGAACCATCATCCCCTGTACCGAGTAATGTCGATTTACAATAGCGGATTGCCAGTCATTATTGAGTGGCATAAATTCGTAGTTGGTAGTTCGTTCTATATACCTACACTAACGCCCGATACGTTGGCAGAGGATATAAAACGAACAGCCAGTGAACGAGGTATGAAAGTCAAGTTTCAAATTCGTTCCGAGGGGAGTACACAAGGGGTAAGGGTCTGGCGGGTAAAATGATCTTGTGTTAGAGTTCGCCTAGCACTGATCTCCCTCTCTCCTTCAGTTGCTACTCTCCTATTAGCCCCCGACCAAAATCGGGGGCTTTTTTTCAGTCTTCCAAGTCATCAATACTTTGTTCAAGTTCGTTTTGGATTTTTTTGCTGACTTGCACACCGTTGTACATTTCGCTGGAAATTCGGTCACGTGTTTTGACTGACTTGTTTACAGTGTCTTGTGTAACACCCAAATTGTGTTTATCACTCAGGGCAAACAACTTGTCCAGTATTTCTTCCGCACGGTCATCATCTCCCATGCGTTGCGCCACATAGTATTGTTTAAGCAGTTTCTTGCTCTCACCCACCGTAGCCTTGTCAAAACTCTTTCGGTATGCGTTGATTTCGTACTGTTTCAACAAGTCTGCTGGGGCAAACCCTAATACCTGCATGGCGGCGTTGTAACCGTTTATGTCGCCCATCACTGGGTCACCACGTAAAGTATTGGCACCTTCAACGGCGTAGCGTCCACCTTTCAATACGTTGCGGAGTGCTACGGGCAACATAGTTTCAACCGCACGTTCGTAGTGACCATCGTTCATAAGTTCTTTTGCACGGAACGCACTGTTCACAACGGCGTAAGGTGCGCCAAAAATTGATTCTAAGATTTGGCTCAACGCACTTGCATCTGCTTTACCGCCTTTGTTTTCACGGTAGATCAAGTCTGTCCAACCCACACGGTCAGCAATGCCAAGATTGGTAAAGTAGTTGACAGGCCCTTTGAACGCCAACTCACCCATGTACTTACGCATCATGGTGTCGAAGTCGTCTTCATCGTCGTCATGCAGTGCGTCATATGCCATCTGTGCCACCCAGTACAGGGGTAAACCCTTAGCACCCGCAAACAACCCCGCCATACCATACACACCCGCCAACTGCCGTCTTGCAATCTTGGCTTCTTCGCTTGATACGGAGAACAACTTTTGCAGTTCTGCACGGCGCATGGTGTCGAACAACATATAGTACATGGAGAAGCCAAACCGCTTGAACACGGTAAGAACTTTACCTACGTCGCCATGACCAATGCTTGGCCCGGATTCAGTATGACCAGCACCGTGTGTGAACTCCACAGCACGAATAGCTTTCTCAATTGCTTTTTCCTTATTACCGCTCTTCGCCATTTCCAAGTCGAATGCGGCTACAGCAGTAACTTCACGGTTCATGCGTTCGGCGTGATGAAACATGAAAGCAGAATACGCAGTAACACGTTCACCCAAGGGGCGTTTACCACCTTCTTCCGAGGACGGTCTTCTTGCGGCTTCCAATGCGTCACGTGCGGTAGATGTTTGCAGGAAACCTTGAGCTTTCAAAGTTTCAATTAAGTCTTTGTATTTCTTACCAGCTTCGGTGTCCAAGATGTTTTCGATGGACAGCATGGCTTGGGTATCGACTTCCTCACCAGTTATGTCTGTGATTGTGCGTTTAAGTCCTGATTTTCCATACAATTTTGTAGCGGCAAGGATTGCTTTACCAGTATCCACATATCCATACCTACCTGCCAAATGTGGGTATGCAACCATCGGGGTTTGCAATAAGTTCACCACAGCAGATGACACGTTACCAGCCAAGTTGAAATAGAACGCACCTGTGCTGGCGTATCTTGCCCACTCAGCAACGGTAGGATTCATGGCGTATTTTTGACGTGCTTCAAACTCTTCAACGAATTCAGATGCCAATGTGCTTTCTGTGCCACGTAGTGCCTTGCCGTTTTCAATCATTTTATCTACAAGACCCTGTAGCTGTTCGCTGTAACGCATACGTGACAACTGACGTGCAGTTGAACTGGTCACATTCGAGAAGGCCAAAGCTACGTCGTTGATGTAGCCGGGTGTTCCCTTACGAACTGAAAAGGATTTTAGGATACTTGTCTCTGGCATCGCACTGACAATAAGTTGTAGGAATTGATCTACAGCTTGGTCGCCCGCGCCGCCGTCCTTCATGATCTTCACGATCTGACCAGCAACTGAACCTACAGGCACATTCCGGGCCTTGAGTTCGCTGAACTTGGAAACTTCTTCAAAGTCGGTAGCACCCTTGGCTTCCAGTTCTTTGCGTGCTTTGTCACGTTTGATTTCAGACTCAAACAGTTCTGTGGTGTGGTCGGCACTGCCTTTTTCTTTGTACGTCAGGAAGTAGTCACCCCTGCGGTACAGCGGCACGTAGTGCTGAACACCTTTTGCAGTGATCTGGTCAATGATCTTTTTATAGATCGACAGCGCCCGATCCTTGTCGTTGGGGAACGCAGTAAACAAGTTGTTGCGTAAGGAGTCTTTTAACTCGTCAAACAATACGCTGTATGCCTTGAACGTGTCGTCGTACAGTTTGCGTTCAACATCATTCAACTTGTTGTAGTAATGATTGCGGAACTCTTTATACGCAGCGAGTTTCTCTGGACTACCTACGTATGTGTTGGGAGGAACACGTGGGTCAACATCGGCACGGGTAGTCTCATGAACAAACCTTGACCAGTCAGCATAACGGTCAGTCTGGGCGTAGGCTTCCAAACGCTTGTGCAACGGTTGGAGCTTCTCCATCATGGTGTCGTAGTAACCAGCCATTGCATTGACTTTATCGGCAAACTCAACAGCTTCTTTGCCAACGATCTTCTCGGCAACCTGACCCAGTGCAGACAGGTTGAGGAATTTACGCATAGTACGACGACCAGCAACCCCCACACCCTCTGCTTTGGATAGCCAATCGACTGAGCGTTCGGGGGTCATGGCAGGGATTTTATTTATTACTTTTTCAACAACTTTAAGCGTTCCTTTAGCAAAACCGGGGTTATGCACTGCCTGTGCATACATCGTCTCACCAGTACGTGTCTCTGGTGGTGGGCTGACAATTTCGTTGAGCATCCGGTCAGCGGCATCCAAAGCGGATGTTTGCTTGGGTGACATACCAAGGAAGTTGCGAATGACACCAATGATCTTGTCCCACATGGACAGCTTGGGTTTGTCAGTCTGCATCTCTTGCAACTGGCTACGGAAGTCTTCGTTACTCCATATCTCAGCGGCAAACTCCTGTAAGTTCTTTGCACCGTACGCACCGCCATCAAGGTTTTTCTTTGCCTGTTCAAACAGATTTGTCATCTGTCTGGTTACTGGATGTGATGGGTTTGCCAACACATGAGACAGTGCGGCGTGTGCACCCTCGTGAAGAATTTCATACTCTGTGGCGTTGTCTGTCAGGTAGATCGTATTGGTCTTGGGGTCGTAGCTGGATTTTTCTGCGCCATACTCAACCTTCACATCACCAAGGTACTTTTGCAACTTACCAGCAATCTCACTGGCAAAGTCAGATGATGCGGCATCTGCCAACATACGCATAGCACCCACAATATTGCCACGCTCCAACATCTTGTGGACACCGGGGTGCGCTGGGCTATGTAAAGCGGCGGTGTCGGGAGATGCTAGGAGGCTATCAAGGTCGGAGTCCAACAACGGGCCAAGGTCTTCGTCAAGGCCAAACTCCTCAAGAGCTTGACGTGCAAGTTCTGCCGCATCCCGCTTTTCTTTTTTGGTTCTTGGCACTTTGCGTTTCTTGCCAAGGTCTTCCTCAATATCTTTGAGAGCTTGCTTCTCAGCAGTGTCAGTGGTGAACGCTTCATCAATAGCCTGTTCTTTGCTGGCTTGCTTGATTGCATCACGCTTGGCTCTGCGTTTTTCAGCGGCATCGGTACGACGCTTTTCTGCCTCGTATTGGGTAATCCACTCATCCAAATGACTGATAGCAGTCTTGGATAAATTTGCACGTGCCCACTTTTCGGCATTTTCGGCGTGCTTACCACCTTGCCCCCTAAACATATCGGCCTCACCCTCCCAAGAAAAATAATTCTCAGGGCCTTCGGGGTGGTTCTCAAACACTTTCATGGATGAATTGCGGTACGCAGAGGGTTGATATACCCTATCGTTAGCAATCCACTTCAATGCTTCTTCGGTGGGCAGTCTGCCAAAGTATGCATTGGCATCTTTGTCCATACCCTTCAACCCAGATGGTTTACCAAGTTTGGCTTGCACCGTAGCGGTGTCAGGGGCGAAGCGTTCTTTCTCTAAATCTTTAGCAGTCTTACCAAGAGTCGGTGCTTCCACCTTTTCGGCAGGGGCAGTTTCAGCAGTCTTGCGAGTAGTCTTCTTTCGTCCCTCAGTAGGTTCGGCAGGGGCAACAACAGGAGGAGCAGTATCAACAATAGGAGGTTCATTTTTGGATACTACATCTAATTTTTTACCCGCTTCAAAAATTTGATTTTTTACTTCGGCGGGAAGATTAGGGTCGTTACGAATTAATTTGCGAAAATCCGCATTTATTAAATCGGCGGGGACAAAAGGCCAATCAGGATTCCACCCAGCAGCTTTTTGTGCGTCTAAAGAAAGTTGCTTTACTTGCTCTCCAAGAGTTGGCGTTACTGGAGCGGTTGGCTTTGTTTCTCCTGTAGGAGTGCGTTCAACATCCGACTCAGTAGGAACCACTCCACTTGGTTTAGATTCTCCAACTCCTGTGGTGGGGACTCCTGTATCGGACTTGCTAACCACGCTAGGGCTTGTTCCACTTGGCTTACTGACAGGTTGTCCAGCATTCGGCACCTCTTTTAATTTGGCACGTGCAGTTTCCACGTGCTGTGGGTCAAGCGTTGACAACAGATTGTTGTATGCTGTCTCGTCAATCTTACCTTTGAAACTGGGGTTCTCAACCGTAGCCACAAGCTGTTCCACACCTTCGGGTGTGGTCAAGTCCAAATCCATAATGGTTTTAGCAGCTTTGGATCGTGTGGACATACCAAGTTCTTTGGGTATGTTTCTTTCAGCTACCGGTGCTGCTGGTTCTGGCGCTGTTGTGGTAGCTTCTGTTGGTGTGACAGGTGTAGTAGGTGCCGGGGCCTCTGGTGTAGGTGAATACTCCAAACGCAGTTGTTCTTCTGGGCCAGCAATTGCCAGTTGTTCTGGCGGTGCAGGAAGCGCACCCTGTGTAGGTGGTACGTTTGGTGGTACGTTTGGTGGAGTTTCTTCAGCCTGCTGTCGTTTGTACTCTGCTTTTGCTGCAAGACCTTTTGACAAACCACCCGGTACGCCAAACGCACTGCCACCGATTGCGCCTTTAACGAATGACTCTTGGAATCGTTCCATGTGTTCTTTGCCAAACAGTTCCTTGGTACTACCAGCAACGTGTTCCGCATAGGCGGATATGGCCTCTTGTGCCGTTTCAGTCAAACCTTCAGTAGCCGCCGCTTCTGCCGCTTCTTTACCGATTGCTTTCCAAACCTTTGGCGCGGCACCAGTATTTTTGGCTACAGCTTCGATTGCTTTGAGTTGTCCATATTTGCCTAACCCATCAAGTACTTTTGAGGGTAACGCAGAGTCAAGCACGGCACTGATGCCCCCAGCCAATGCCGCAATACCCGGCTCCATCTTGCCAGTTTCTTGATAGATGTTGTCAAATACTTCTGGGGCGTTTTGGGCAAGTGACCCAAGATATACACCACCATACATACCTTTGCGTGCACCAGCTTTTGCGGCTTCTTCCACACCAAGCAAAGCGGCACGTGAAGGAGGCCCTGCCATTGTTGCGGCTTCTAAAGCCGCACGCCCAGCCATACGCCCACCGACAGCTTCTAAACCAACACCGGGAATTAACGCTGTAGCAACTGATGGTGTGAGTTCACCAAGAGTCTCAGCACCATACTCAAGTGCTTCACGTGGACTGCTAATTTCTTTGTACGATTTGAACCGTGTGGGGTATTTGGTTTCCAGTTCTGCACGGCTCTTTGCCGCTTCTTCCATCTGCCCCTTGGCATACTCGTCATACCCCAACGCACTGCCAGCCATTGCTGGAAGCGTATCCCCCAAAGCGATACCTGTTTCTCCCACACTACGCATGAAGCTACGCTTGGCGATCTCACCCAAACCAATGTCTGGTCTAGGAATTTTGAAATCATACTTTGCCGAAAGACGTTGAACTTCAGCGTCAAGCTGTTCGGGAGTCAGATCATCACGAAACCTGACTGGGCCAAGTTTGGGGAGTTCAATAATCATAGGTCATCGCTGTAAGGAATGCTACTTGCACTTGGCTCTACCAATGATGGCATTGTTCTGGCTTTGAAAGTTTGATAAGCATTCCAATACGTTTGTTGAGGCCCCGGTTGTGATTGCCAATTTTTACCATGCAAATCTTCCAACTGTTTTGCCAGCTTGCGAGTGTTGGGGTCAGATTGGAACAGTGGCATAACTTTGGCTTCAGCCGCCGCCATTCGAGCTTTGTTTGCGCCCGCCATTGCATCCGCACGCTTGCCATACACATCCAACATACCTTGTTGGTATCTGCCAGTTTGTTCCAACTGCGCCATAGCAAGTTTTGAATGCGCGGCAGTAGCGGCAGCTTGTTGTTGCAATTGTTGCATTTGGAATTGGTTATCCTTGATAGCTTTTTCCAATCCCAAGGCTTTGTCGAAGTTACGGTCTTTAAGTGCAACTTTGTACTTGAGGTTGTCCACTTCATTCTTCTCAGCCAACATATCGTACTGGTCTTGCTGTTTACGTAGTGTGGCTTCATACTCAGGCATATTGCCAGCGGATTTAGATATGGCAGTCATGATTCCACGACCACCAGACTGACCGGGTTCTGCGCCAGCTTTTGCAATGCCGCTGAAAAAATTATTCCAATACATACGGCTGGAATCATTCTTAAAATCTTCCGAACGCTTTTTGTCTTTACCCAACAAATCATCTAATTTTTTGTTAACTTCTTCGTCACCCTTGCTGAACTCTTTGGCGGCGGCAAGCACTTCGTCCTTGTATGAACTTGGCAAGCCCTTGAGTGCTGAAGTAAAACCTTTCAAGTCAGACGCACTTACATCGGGAAGACCTTTTTGAAAATCTGCTTTGCGTGTAGCCGTACGTGCATCGTAAGGTGTTTCTGTTTGCTTGGCGGCGGGTGGAGGGGGTGGTGGCTTTGCAGCTTCTGCTTTTGCAGCTTCTTGTGCCGCCGCACCCGCTTCGTACTTCCTACGATTTTCTAAAGCGGCCTTTGGGGTAAAAAACTCTCTAATAGATTTAAATGAGTCCAAACCAGATCGTTTGTAATCCTCGGGTGTTAACTCATCAGGATCAACCACAGCACCACGGTCAGCAAACGCCACGATGCCACCATTGGCACCATAAGCTGTTTCTTCTGCTGGGTACATATCTTGAATACTTGGTGTATTTTCAGCCGCACCAAGTAACCCACGTTGAGCAGATGCTTCCATGTGCATCAAAGTCTCCAAACGATTGGAGGCCATTATTTTTTGTGCTCTGGGCACAGTGGGGTTACCCAACATGGCTTGCAACTGCTGGGGTGACATTTTGTTAATCAGCTTGGCGATGTAACTTTCGTCCGTTACAGAGCGGGTATCGGCAACTTTTCCACCATCTTCATAGTGTTGCACCATGCCACCTTCAGCAAATCCAAAAATGTTTTTGCCAGCGGGGGAAGTAGCCAATGCACCAGCCGTACCAATAATTTGGGCACCAAGACTTGGAGACTGCCCATAGGTAGTCTGCTGTGTATTCATTTGGGCAGGTTGACGGTTCAACACGTTGCCATATTGATTCAACAACTGGTATGGATACTGTTGTTTGTTCAGGAAATCCTGATACGCAGTGTTCATGCGTTGTTGCTCAAGGTTTTGCTGCATACCGCCGTAACCTTCTTGCAACTGGTTAATACCCATTTGCTGTTGATACTGCAAGTTACCCAGTGTGCCTAACGCACCTGCACCCTGCATAGCGGCTTGTTGCCCTTGAAGTCCCAGACCAGCACCATACTGGCGTGACTGTTCACTCAACTGGTTACCAATGTTGTATTGGTTGGCGGCTTGCTCAAACGCACTTTGTAACCCTTTGGCTTGGATGTCACCTTTTTGAAGTGCCAAGTTACGTGCGGCTTCCGCATCAGTAAGTGCTTGACGTGAGCCACCAAACGCACCCAACTTGACTGCTTGGGCATTACGGGCTGTACCGGCAATATCCGCCTGACGTTGCGCCTCACGTTGCTGAATATCAACAACACCTTGCATATATGGTGACATATAGCCACCGACTTGATTACCAAAACTTGTGGCGTTGTACTGCCCCGGTGTGTAATTGGTATTCAACGCATTTGCAGTTGCGGCACCCATCAAACCAGTGGCTGCTCCAAGTTGTTGGGCGGGCTGCATACCCAATGCTTGATTCATCGCATTGGTTTGAACTTCATTCAATCCTGCAATACGTTCTCTGCCGTACTCGGGCATCCCAGCTTTTAAGTCAGCGGAAACTTGCCCACCGTACAACCCCATGTACTCTTGATATGGCTTATCAAGATAGTCGGGTAGATTCGTCGTGCGGTATTCTATTTTTTGCGGATCAGCCATGTCTTTTCCTTAAACGGGAAGGTATTTTTCTGCACGGGTATTTTTGGCAACCTTGCCTTTACCCACAGTTTGGGAACGTGCCTTTTGAACTCTGTCCATCATGGCGTACAGTTTGCGTGCGCCAGCTTCAGTTGAACCGTTGCCAATCTCAGAAACAATACGAGCAGGAACTACAAACTCACCATCAGCCAACCGTGCCGGTTGTTTGTGACCAATTGTTGCAGGGATGGAGTCAGACACGCCATCCCCGGGGCCACGTAAAAGGCGACCACCATCTGAGTAACCACCCAAGTCAGACAAACCACCAGTGGCGTATTCGTTTGCCATGCCACCTTCAGCCAAATTGGTAGTTTTTCTGATGAAAGCAACCAACGCCTTCAAATACCTATGAGCTTGCTCAATCTGCCCTCTTTTGATAGCAGCATATGCGGGTTTGATGTAACTCACATACATTGTGTTGGCAATCTGTTTACCTTTGGGGTTGGTAGCCAATTCATGCATGATTTGTGGTGAGTGTTTATAGTACCACTCAATTTCTTTAGACCCCTCTGGGTGCTTCGCCATGTATGCATCACGAAACTGGGCAAGCGTGTTCATCAAGTCATCGTCATACTTGTGTCCAGAATGGTCAACTGCGGCGGCTCCAATGAACCCACCGTCTTCACGAACGCTTCTTGTAGTTGCCATTACACAACCTCCCCGTTTTCACGAATGAATTTAGTATCTGTTCCCAATGTATCAAACAGACCCATCCAGAATTTTTCAAGCGGTTTGAATATCCAGCCCCATTTGTTTTCTCCGTAATACCACTTGGCGTAGCACACAGCAGGATCGGCAAATGTTTTAACCACAAAGAAACTGAACAACTTGGATTTACGCATCAGTGGAATAAAAACTTCAGCCAACTTGTAGTATCCACGTTTGTTTCTTTCCGTGACTTTCTCATCACGATAGCGGCGCACAACTCTGTCCATAGTGCCATCGCCATAGCGGGCTTCCAGCATGATGAAACAGCAACCGCCGCCTCCCCCGCCACCGCCGCCACCAGCACCAGTTGTAACGCCCCCCATAGGGCTACCACTGCTTGCACTTACACCAGTAGCTGCGGCATTATTTGCAGCACTTGCATTATTTGCAGCGGCTACAGCGGCAGCGGCTTGCCCAGAAGTTCCGGTAGCTGAAATACCACCCATAGGACTGCCACTGCTTGTACTTGTGCCGCCAGACGAAACAGTACCCATACCACCACTTGGGGCTGATACTGGAGAAAGCTCACCAACAGTAACACTTGGTATACCAAATGGGGATTCATTACCCATACTGGCAGGAGCAACAGTTCCACTTGCATCCGCAAGAGAATCACTTAATGTCTCTCTACTAAATGGATTATTTTGTTGGTTTTGTTCTGCTTGTGTAAAAGCATCAAGTACTAGTTGTTGGTTGGGATTATCAGTAAAAGATAAAAATGATGGATTGGCTGGAGTAATGCCCAACGATTCATTAACAGCTTCTGGTGAATACGTGTCTCTGTTTTCAACTTCGGCTGGCGCTTCATTTTTGTTTTTCTCAAACAGTTTTCTCAAAAGATAGCCGGGCGCTAAAATATTAGCGAGTTCAGCTATGGGTTTGTTATGTTCCGCCCGTTGCTCCGGAGTCATTTTGTCAAAGTAGGCATCAATACGTGCTTGTTCTGCGGCGTTTTTAACACCACCACTCGTCTGTCCACCTATTGTGTTTGTAGGTGTGACAAGGGGTGTAGTAGGGGTTACCGTACCGGGTTTTTCAACATATTTACCTGTATCTGCATCCCATGTATAAGTAATCCCATCAACACCAACAATATCAGCAGGTGTGGCTTCTGGGCGTTGATATGGATTCTCTACAAGTGCGGGGGTAGTATCAGGGTAGCCTCGCGCCCCGTACTTTAAATCCTGTACTCTGACGTTGGGTTGTGCTTGTGGCTGTTGTTGCATATACATCTGATAGAACTCTTCAGGCGTAATGCGTCCACCTTCTGCCAACTTTAATTGTGGCATTTCGGTAGTAGTAGAAATTTTAGGAGGGCCACTTATATTTTTAAATTTAAAATTTGGGTCAACATAAGGACTCAGAGCCTCACTAATGCCACCACCCTCGGCAAAGTTGGGTGTGTATGTAGTACTGACAGGTAGAGCTTGATATTCGTAGCTCATATCTGGTCTACGCTTAACTTTGTACTGGCGGTATTCGGTTGGCTTCGGTGCCGCATCAGGCATCGGGGTGCTTGGCTTGTATTTTTCTGCCAAGTATGGTGCCGCCGCACCTGCGGCATATTTAGCAGTTTGCCAACCACCGCCCATAGCATCCATAGCCATGCCGGGATTTGTAAAACCTGCGGAAAGTTTGTCAAAATTAGATGCTCCTGCCATTTTGTCGGCAACGGCAGTGTTGTAGTATTGTGCTCTGGCGGCTTCTCCTGCGGCATCTCCCGCAAAAGTTGGGGCTTGTTGTACAGCAGTAGACGCTGCATCCCTACCAATTGCCGCCGCCCCTGCGTCCATAACCCCTGCGGTCAAACCAGCGCCGCCGTATGCGCCCAGACCAGCCATCAAACCTTTTTCCAAACTGCCAGTGCGTAGGGCTTGGAAGCCACCAATACCCAGACCAGCCATTGCGGGGGTAATAGTACCGCCAGAAAAATATGTAAGCCCAGCACCAATAATGGTTGGCAACAGGCTGTCAAGTAATCCTGCTTCGGGTAAACCCGTATGTGGGTTGACGGTCAGTTGACCGCCATGTGCCCGAGCCAAATCGTTGAGGCTGCGAAGTTCCTTGGTGGACATATGGACGAGCGTGTCGTCAGGGCCACGGCCTTGATTGGAAAGGTGTTGAGCGGCAAGCTGTAGACTCATATTTGCCTCGTAAATTGGGGGTTATTGGACTTTATCATGGGAAGAGCGCCGACACAAATCCTATTGTGGCGACCACTGAAGCAGTTGAAGGAAAGGCTGGGCTTGTACTTGCTGGGTATGCTTTGATCGTGACATCAGTGGAATTCGATACCAAAAAGAATAATTCCACGTAATCTCCAGCATTGAGGTTGATGTAGTAGTTCCAACCAACAATCATGTCATTGGCAACACCAGCACTTTTACGTTGGAGCAAACCCAACCGACCTGTTGATCCAGTCAAATCTGTACCGTTAACCCGAAGCCAGACATACGCTGTTTCGGAAGAGTTGCTCAAACTGGAGAACTGCCCAGACCATTGAATGTTATATGTACCTGAAACAGTTGCTGTAATTTTGGAAGTCACTCGTCCTTGCAATGTCGCACTGGCAATTGTTCCTGATGTGCTGACCGAATACGTACCTACGCCTCCGGGTGTACCAGTAAGTTGATCTTTGATGTTTGTACCGTACGCTGTGATTGTGGTTGAGGCAAGCGTCACTGCTGAGTTATCTGGCACGTTAACTAAATACGTGCCTGTGCTGCCTGTGCCAGAGATAAAAGCAGCGATACGTGCGCCTGCCACCAACCCTGCGCCATCTACAAGATACTGACCTACAGCCAATGTGCCAGACGCAACTGCGGTCACAGTCATGGTGTTAGCTGTACCTGACACTGTGCCAATACTTGCAGTAAATACCGCACTTGCCCAACCTGTACCCGTGATGTGCATACCGGGATAGATATACCCAGAAGAAACCGCAGACACTGTAAGTGTGGTCAATGCCCGTGAGCCAGTAAAGTTGGCTACGTGGTCACCCAATGTAAACGCATTTGCGTAATCAATCTGAGTAAACGACAGTGGAGACTGATACGTGGTTGATCCACTTTGTGATGTATTGTCTTGCAACGCCATGCTAGGAAACTGCAACAACGACCCGCCAGTATTGGTAGTGAAAAGCTGGTTAAAGTTTTGAAGCTGGTTGAAATACAAGCGCAAAGCATTTGAATATTGCTCTTGGTATTGTTGGTTGTACTGCAAAGGAGCCGATAACAGCCGGGGCTGTTGTGGCGCAATTAGTGGCGCAATTTTAAATTGTGGGAGTGCCATTATCGACGCCCATCTGCACGTACATCAACACGAGGAACACCCAACTGCCATTGCACGCCAAGTCCATCGGTTGTTGACCCCAAAGTACCAGAACTTACTTGAAAAGCCATTTGCCGTCCACGAATTCGTACATACACTTGTTGCGTAAATTGTTGAATAGCGTAGGTTCTTTGATTTAAATAATTTTGGGTACTGACCACTGAAGGATCGTTTGATGAGCCATATGCTGCTCCGGGGTTAGCACGGGGGAGAACTGTAAACATAGCCGAAGGTTGGTTTACATATGAACCGTCAAAAGTTAAATCAGGGATGAGCCTCCAGACAAAACCAAAATTATGCCCGTCCCCAATATCAAAGTCAGAAGAAGTGACTTGAGCAACAATAGGAGTAGCCGGATTGACTGTGCCATCATCTGTCCCACTTTCATGATAGACAACTATGGTATTGGTTGAACCTCCAACTACACCATACGTAGCCGCCACTGGAAAAGACCGAAGTGGACTATCAAGCCATGCAGTGCGTCCTTGGTATGCTGTACCAGTGTAGTTACTCCAGTCTCCGTAGTACCAAACGTTATCCAAGTAGTTATATATCACATACCGGTCAATGACATCTGAATTTTGGGAGCAGTATTGCCACCAAACTTCGTTATAGCCCTCATTAGTACCCGACATAAATTGGTATGACTGTGTTAAGTTGATGTCGGTATAAACATACTCTCGCAAAGTTGATGGAAGCGTGTCAACCTTACCGCTGTACATATAAAATTTATCTGTACCCATCCAATATGTAATATTGTTGGCGGTTGCAATAGCATTTGGGCCAGCAATAGAAATGTTGCTACCCATAATTTGAAAACCCCAAACATAGGGTGGGCCAAGGTACTGCATAGAGTAAATGGCTGAATCTGTCAGCACCAAGATTTCTTGGCGGGTTTGGACAGCGGTAATAATTTGTGAACCATTACTTAGGCGATAACTACCTGCTTGGTTGGTAGTTTGTGGATACCATGTAGCGTAGCTTTCTTGGTCAGACCAAACAACAAGTAATGGGTCAAGTATGCTACTTCCAGCAACAGCGTCATTACATCCAAAAGCAATGACAAACCGAGAAGCATCCGATACCAAAACTTGGTTAACCACTGATGGGCAATAAGCATCAACGGTCACTGTCCCTGCTTTTACAACTACAGATGAACTTGGGCCAAGTAATTGACCACGGTTAAAAGTGGTTATAGACCCTGTGTTTGCCCAATAATACATTGCGCTACCACGGGGATTAAAAATTAAATCTTCACCAAAGTTAGATTGGCTCCACAGGCGAAGTTGTTGCCCAATACCTTGACTTGCTGGCGCGGGGGAACCCCATCCTGTGAAAGAAGTTGATTGAACAACTGACGCCCCATTTGCATGGGTAGTGGCTGCGCCTGAACCGGTGCCGCTTAGACCACGGGTACAGCCGGTAAATGTGGTTGCTGTCACTCCGGTATAAGAAATTGTTTCGGAGTCAATCAAAATATTGCCGGTAGTCGTAAAACCTGTGGTCGATGTCACCGTCACGGTGGTGTTTGATGAGGAGAGCGTGCCACCAGATACTGTGGTGGTTGCCGCACCGGTAATAATGCCACCCCAAGTACCAGCGCCCCAGCCTACGTTTTGGGTATATATTGAGTTACCCGAAGTAATCTGATAAGCACCAACTACCGATGCGCCGCCATTACCAGAGTCACTACCATTTGCCGCAACAGAAGATTGGATTGTGTAAGAGTTGCTGGACACATAAGTAATCTGGAATTCTGCATTTAGTATGGTGGCAGTAATAGTGCCGCCTAAAGAAACTGCACCGCTGAAAGTTACAAAGTCACCGGTTTGTGCGCCGTGACCTGCGTCAGTTACCGTGATTGTTTTTGACCCATTGGATGCGGCAAAAGTAATTTCACCAGCCGCTGTTGTAGAACGAATTGGTGTTACATCATAGTAAAAACCGTTTGTACCACTTTGAATATAGTATTTAACATTTGTGCCAAGTGCTAATAAGTTTGAACCAGCTAAATTAACCCAGTTCCACAAAGCACGGCAAACACCCCACAACGTACCAGTAGATGGTTTATATGTTGAAACATATGAGCCACTGTCTTTTGTCCAGCCACCAATTTTTTCTGGTTGCCCAGAACGAAATCGAATTTTGTTGGAGGAATAATACCCACCCTCATTGGCTAATGAAGTACTTTCTCGGTTTACACCAGCACGGAGGGCGAGTTTTTGTAATGGCATGATTAAGCTACAAGTCCGGGTACATATTGCGTTTTACCAGCGACCTTCATGGCGGTCAACTCCTGTTTTTTCAGGTTGTCAGGGTCATACGAAACGTGCACCCAGCCACTGTCAGGTATGCCGGGGGTGTAAAACTCAAGGATGAGTTGGGTGTATTCTAGGTTATCCATGATCCATTGGGCAAGCTCTGCGTTGGGTACGCCCGGAATCTCAATATCGGCTGCTTGGCCCTTGCAATGGTCTGAGGTCTTCGATCCGCCCACTGCTGCATTTGACTCAGGACTGCGGAACCCAGAGTTCACCTTGACACCTTTGCCAAAATGGTCACGCACGGGTTGAAGAACCTTTTCAGCCAGCAAACGCAGGTTCTCTGTTTCGACTTCACCGGGGGTGTTGTCAAATCCCATACGCAATGCGGTTTCTGATTTGGTCAGTTCATGTAGGGAGAAGTTGGTGGTAAGTTGCATCATTTACTCCTTAAGGTTTGATACACATGGTTGTATGCGTCTATGCACGCATTCAGTTGTCGGATGGCTTTGTCTCCGTCGTCTGTGATGGCGACAAGAGATTGAGCAGTCTTTGCGTCAAGTTCGGCTCCTGCTTGAACGCTATTTCCGGCGGGAGGGGTGGAATCTCCGGCGGTTTGTACGGGGCAGACGGGGGTTTGGACAGGAACCCGCAGCTTGAGAGCACCAGAGGCAATAGCAGCATCCCGCTCTTTTGCAATAAGTTTGGCATCTTGGTTTGCTTTCTGAAGTTTGGTTGCTTGGGTGGTGACGGCTGACAGCAGTGCTTGTTCTTTCTGTCTGGCTTCGGCATTCAGTTTGGCAATTTCCAACTGTTGGCGTGTAACCTCATCCTTTGAACCTTTCCAATACCCGCCGCCAAAAGCGGACAGGACGGATAAGACAATACCCAGCAGGATATACGGGTTGAAAATACTCATGGCTTTGGCGGTTCGTCAGCGTCGTTGGCTTCTGC